TTAGCTAGTCTTAATGTAACTGGTATTTCTACTTTAGGTGGAACATTAAGTGTTGTTGGTGTTACAACTTTGGCATCATCTGGTGGAATTACAACAACAGGTGGTGATTTATTTGCTGGTGCAAAATTAAGTGTTGCTGGTGTTGCAACTTTCAATAATCAGGTGCTTATTGATGGTACTAATATTCTTAATATTGGTGATGGTAATGCTGCAATATGTCGGGCAACAAGTGGAGGTGATCTTAGAATAGATGTTGCTGGTAATAAGGATTTATATCTTAGAACAAATACAGGTGGTACTACTGGAGGAAATATTCATTTACAACCAATTCCTGATGAAGAAGGTGTAGTTGTAAATAGTGATGGCCCAGTAGAAATATACCATAATAATGTCAAAAAATTTGAGACCACTTCAACTGGCTCAATTGTAACTGGAGTCCTAACTGCCACGACATATTATGGTGATGGTCAATACTTAACTGGTACTGGATTCACACCAGACGCAGATCAAAACTTAGTTGCTGGTGGACAATCTCCTGGTGCTAATCTTGATGGTACTGATGCATGTTTTAATATTTTAGTAGGTGCTGGTGCAGGTCATTGCGTTACATCTGGTAAGGGTAATGTTATGCTTGGTAAGTGGGCTGGTTATTATACAAAAACTGGAGAGTATAATACTTATTTTAATTATTCAGGTTCTAATCGTGAGAGTGGTAATCATAACATTGCTGCTGGTGTGTATGCATTAAAAGGTAGTGAGACTGCTGGCGATAATACTGGTGGATGTAATATAGCACTCGGTCAGAATTCAGGATGTCGTATAACTTCTGGTACTAATAATATTTTCTTAGGACTTGCTGCTGGTCGAAATGTTACAACGGCAGCTAATAGTGTTTTCTTAGGTAAGTATGCAGGTTGTGGAACCTCTGGTTGTAGTGGTGGATATGCTAACCACTTTATTGGTTTTTATGCTGGTCAAGATATTACTACTGGTTCTGGTAATATTGGGGTAGGATGCGTTACTTTACAAAATCTTACTTCTGGTCTTGGTAATGTTGCAATGGGTGATCAGGTTGCAAGAAATCTTACAACAGGACATGGTAATTTAATCTTAGGAGCTGGTGCTGGAGGTTCTATAGATACTGGTCTTTATAATGTATTCCTTGGTCAAAATGCTGGTAATGGTGTAACCAGTGGTGATAAAAATGTGATTATCGGATGTAACGTTTGTCCACCATTTGCTGGAACAAATGATAATATGTTAGCAATTGGTTCAGGTGCTAATCATTGGATTACTGGTGATTGGAGCTTTAATGTAGGTATTGGAACCCAAGTACCTACAGATACACCTACATCATCAAATACAAAGATACTTGCTGTTGGATGTTTAAAAGCATATAAAGTTTATGGAGATGGTTCTAACTTAACTAATCTTCCATCTGGTGGATTTGAGGCTGATGCTGATGTAAACTTGATGGCATCCAACACCTGTTCTGGATGTAACCTTGATGGATCTTCTGGTTGCTTCAACATTTTATTAGGTGCCTGTGCTGGTAAAACTGTAACCAGTGGTGCTGATAACATTGCATTGGGTCGTGATGCTCTGGGAGGTGCTACTAACACTGGTACGGATAATATTGCTCTTGGTGCTGAATCAGGTCAACTAGTTAGTTCTGGTCAGTATAATGTTTTCTTAGGTGACAAAGCAGGTCAATGTGCTACATCAGGTAATTCAAACTTTATAGGTGGATATGGTGCTGGTAGATGTAATGATTCTGCCAGTCAGAATGTCAAGATTGGATGGATGTCAGGTCTGGTTGGAACTGGTAGTAATGTTGTTACAATAGGTGCTGCAGCAGGAAGACATGGAACTACTCATGCATGTAGTGTTTACATTGGTAATTGTGCAGGTTCGTGCATGTGTAATGGTACTAATAATATTGCTATTGGTAATCAAGCATTACTTGGTAGTAGCACTGTAGCTGATAATAGTGGTGCTAATAATATAGCATTAGGTCTTAGTGCTGGTAGTGCGGTAACTTCTGGTGGCATGAATACTCTGGTGGGTTCTTATGCAGCTTCTAAGATTACTACGGGTAATGGAAATGTTGCTCTTGGATTTGCTGCTGGATGTGAAACTACTACATCTGGTTATAATGTGTATTTGGGAGATAGTGCAGGTAGAAATATTCAGACTGGTAGTTATAACTTTGCTGGTGGATATGCAGCATTACAAGGTAGTGGTACTGCTGCAGATAATACTGGTGATTATAATGTTGCTCTTGGTTATAAAGCAGGTAATGTTATCACATCTGGTGCATCTAATATTTTAATAGGTTGTCAAGCTGGAGATGCAATCACAAGTGGTGGCAATCTTATTGCAATAGGATGTGGTGCATTAAGTGCTGAAGATACTAATATTCATGGATCAATTGCGATTGGTCAGGATGCATTAGCAGTTCAGAATACTACTGGCTTAGGTAACGTTGCGATAGGTAAAGATGCAGGTAAAGCAGTAACTACTGGAGGAGAAAACACCTTCCTTGGATATTCTGCTGGTTCAGGTTTGACTGGTAGCAGTAACGTTTCCATCGGAACCTTAACATTAACAGCCTCAAGTTCAGGATCTGCTAATACTGTGGTAGGACACGATGCTGCTCGTTACAATACAGGTGATAATAATGTTATCATAGGTGCTGCAGCAGGAGATGCTAGTGGGGCTGGTGAGCAGAATGTTTTTGTTGGTAGAAACTCTGGTTCAGTAGTCACAGATGGGCAGAAGAATACTTTCTTAGGAATGAATTCTGGTAATGGAATTACGGATGGTAATGGTAATGTGGCTATTGGTCATGCTGTATGTTTATCAAATGGTAATTGCCAATTAGCAATCGGACATGCTACAAATAACTGGATCACTGGTGATAGTTCTTATAATACAACTGTTAATGACATATCTGCTTCTAACTTTAATTCTACATCTGACATCAGACTGAAGACTAACATCCAACCTATTGGAGATCCAATCGGTAAGGTGAAACAGATTGAGGGTGTATCCTTCAACTGGAAGAAAGATAATAAACCAGCACTTGGTGTTATTGCCGATCAGGTAGAGAAGATATTACCAGAACTTGTTCATGGTGATGATCCGAAGACGGTTAATTACAATGGTTTGATTGGTCTACTCATTGAGACAGTCAAGGAACAACAAAATCAGATAGACGAACTGAACGATAGAATTTCCAAATTGGAGTGATTGTCTAAATATAAAAAATACCTAGTGTTACACGAAGACGGTAATTAAATGGCAATTAAAATATCAGGCTCTACTATTATTGATGATAGTAGGAATATAGTAGCAGGAGCAGCCGCCACCTTTACAGGGGATGTTTCTATAGGTGGAACACTAACATACGAAGACGTAACTAATATAGATTCAGTCGGTATTGTAACCGCACAAGGGGGAATAAGATTAGCAGGAGTAGTAACAGCAATAACTGGATGTAGTGCAGTACAATATTATGGTGATGGTCAATACTTAACTGGTACAAGTTGGAATGTCACGGGAAATGATAACCTTTTTGCTGGTACTTGTGCTGGTGTTAATTATACTAGTAATTCATGTAGAAATATTATTTTAGGAAGTTGTGCAGGTTGTGATATAGGAACTGGTGATGATAATGTTTTAATAGGTACTAGTGCTGGTGCATCAGTTGATGGGGCATGTTGTAGTATTTACATAGGTGTTAATGCTGGTGCTGCTAATACTGATTCCAATACAGGTGAAGCTAATGTCGCTATTGGTCCTAATGCTGGACATTTCTTAACATCAGGAAATCATAATGTTTTCTTAGGATGTGGTGCTGGACGTGATAGTAACGTTGGTTGCATGAATGTTGCTATCGGTAGGGGTGCTGGTAGTGACAATTCAACAGGATGTTGTAGTATCGCTATAGGAAGATTTGCTGGATATCAAAATGTAGGTCTCCAGGCAATATCGATTGGTGATATGGCAGGGGCAGGTGGTGCTTCTCCGAGTTATTTGGGTTACACTGTTGCTATTGGATTTGAAGCTGGAAAATGTGCTACTAGTGGAGGATGCAATACATACGTTGGTAGAGAAGCAGGAAAATGTATAATAAGTGGTACCCATAATAGCTTCGTGGGTACTTATGCTGGTAAAGACAATGAGGCAACTGGTAAACAAAATCAGGGATTTGGTTATTTAGCAGGTGGTGTTGGACCTACAACGGGTTGTTATAACTCTATGTTTGGTCCTCGTACTGGAAAAATAACTTCTGGTGACGCTAATATTATCATGGGTTTTTGTGCTGGTTGGTGTGGACCTATAACTGGTGATGATAATGTGGCAATAGGTAGGTGTGCAGGTCATGTGATGACTTCTGGTTCTAATAATATATTCCTTGGTTGTAATGCTGGTAAAACTCTTGAAGATGGTGATAGAAATATTATGGTGGGTAGGCAGGCTGGTGTTGGAGCAAGTGTTTCACAAGATGATAGTATATTTATAGGTAGTTATGCTGGTAGGTGTTCATCATATTCTATGAGTGGTTATAATGGTTGTGGAAATATTTTTATTGGATCATACGCTGGAGAAAAAGTTGGTTACGCAGGTGAAAAAAATGTATTTATTGGACATCATGCAGGTAAGTGCATGTGTGCCAAATGCGTGGTTGCCATAGGTTGTGGAGCAGCAACAGGAAAAGGTTGTAGTGGTGTTGATCATATAACAGCTATAGGTAGATTGGTATTTAATCAACTACAAACTGGAACTAGAAATACTGGAATAGGTGATGGTGCTGGATATCAGACTACTACTGGATCTTCTAACATGTTTGGAGGATATAATGCTGGTTTTAATAATACAGTTGGAGGTCATAATACATTTATAGGTGGAAATAGAGCTGGATGCTACAACCGTTGTGGTAGTTGTAATACTTTTATTGGAAGTTATGCTGGAAGATGTAATCAAGATTCTTGTCATAATACAATAGTTGGTGCAAAATCTGGATGCTGCGGAATAATGGGAGGGGGTAATACAATACTTGGAGCATTCAGTGCAATGTCAGCTGATTATACTGCTGAAGGTAATACTTTCTTAGGACACTGTGCTGGTAAGGATACTGAAATAGGTGGTAAAAATATTTTCATAGGTAGGGAAGCAGGTAATACAAATACAAGTGGTTATTGTAATATAGCAATTGGTTATAATGTCGAACTTCCATCTGCTACAGGAAATTGTCAACTTGCGATTGGTAATGGAACAAACCGTTGGATCACTGGTGATACTTCCTTTAATGTAACTTTAGCTGGTATTGCTACTGCAACTGCATCTGGTGGTATTTTTGAGGCAACTAAATTCTGTGGTGATGGTTCTTGTTTAACTGGTCTTTCTGGATTCTCACCAGACTCACAAGAGAACTTATATGCAGGAACAAATGCTGGTGCAGCATCAGATGCTGATACAGAATATAACATTGGTATAGGTTTTAATGCTCTTAATGATCTAAATGAAGGTGATAATAATATTGCATTAGGTTCGTACTCTGGTGAAAAACTAACTTCTGGTGCAGAAAATGTAATCATAGGTAATCAGGCTGGTGCACATCAACTGGATACTGGTAGTTATAATGTTTTATTAGGACCTTCTGCAGGATATTGTCATGATAGTGGTAGTTGTAATGTCTTTGTTGGATATATGGCTGGTAAAGGTCATGCTACTTCGGGGGGAACAGGTAAGGATAATGTAGTACTTGGAACCAATGCAGGTTGTTGTTTAACTGCAGGTAGTTGTAACGTTATAGGAGGTTATGATGCAGGTGCTAAAAATGAACTAGGTTGTTATAATGTCTTCCTTGGAAAGGATGCAGGAAGGACAAATACAACAGGTTGTTATAACGTTGCATTAGGTATTGATGCTCTTGGTGATAGTGCAGGAACTACTGGCGTTCGTAATTTTGCAGTTGGTTATTCAGCAGGTGAAAAGGTTACTAGTGGTACTGATAATATCATGTTGGGAATGTTTGCTGGTGGTAAAATCACCGATGCTACTCATAATTTCTTCGGTGGATATTATGCTGGTAATAATGTTCAGACTTCTGGTGGTCATGTTGCTATCGGTCGGGAGGCATTAAAAGGTAGTGGTACTCCTGCTGATAATACTGGAGAGAGTAATGTTGCAATAGGATATCAGGCAGGATATGCTTTCACTACTGCTGATAGGAGTATTTTTATTGGTAGTAGAGCTGGTTGTGCAGTTACTAGTGGTGATTTTAATATAATAATGGGATGTGGAACAGCAAGAACATTAACTACTGGTAATTGTAATATTTACATAGGTAAAGATTCAGGTCCTATTAGTGCCACTTCTACTGGAAGTCTTAATATTACAATGCAAAGAGAAGCTGGTGAAAAACTAACTTCTGGTAATCGCAATATTTTAATAGGTGAAGAAACTGGTAGATGTGTATCAACTGGTGAAGCGAATTTGATGATGGGAGATTTTGCTGGTAAGCTTCATAGCACTGGTAGTTCTAATGTTTTCTTAGGTTATACTGCAGGTATGTGTATACAGACTGGTAGTGCTAATATTGCTCTTGGTCTCGCTGCATTAAAAGGAAGTTCTACTCCTGCTGATAATACTGGTGGTGATAATATTGCTATGGGTAGCTGTGCAGCTAAAACTCTAACTTCTGGTCAGTACAATGTAATCTTTGGTAAACGTGCAGGATGTCTTATTACAACAGGTTGTCATAACATTAACATAGGTAAAGATGCAGGAATGCAGATTGGTGTTGGTAAGTGTAACGTATTCATAGGTTTTGAGGCAGGACAATCAGGTGGAACTGCTGCTGATAATGATGCATCAAATAATATTGGAATCGGAGTTGCTACAATTGAAGATCTTACTGACGGTGATGATAACATTGCCATAGGTCGTGCTGCTGGAGGTGATGTTAATACTGGATGTCATAATACTTTCCTCGGTTATGCTGCTGGAAGATATGTTACTACACCTAGTCACAATATTGGTATTGGTGAGTTTGCAGGAATGAAAATGGGTGTTGGTGATGGGAACATATCCATTGGTAGACAAACAGGTGGTCAAGCTGGAACTGCTGCTGATAATGATGCAGCAAATAACACTTCTATAGGTAATTATGCTGGTAGTTCATTAACAGATGGTGATAATAATATCTTCATGGGTAACAGTGCTGGTGGAAAAACTACTACTGGTCTTGCCAACGTCATGATAGGTAACTATGCAGGTCAGTGTCATGTATCTGGTAGTGAGAATGTCTTTATCTCACACTGTGCTGGAAGATGCATGTGTAATGGTAGTACTAACATTGCTATAGGACAACATTCATTACAAGGTAGCAGCACCGTAAGTAATAATACTGGTAGTGACAATGTTTCCATTGGAAAAAATACTGGTTGTGTTATAACTGGTGGTAGTGAGAATGTTTTTGTTGGTAAGAATGCAGGACAAGCTGTTACTTCTGGTAGTTATAATGTTTTATTTGGTAAAGGTGCAGGAGATGCAATAACAAGTGGTGCTAATAACGTTGCTATTGGTAGAGGTGTAGATGTAGCATCAGCAACTGGAAGTACTCAGATGATTATTGGTTGTGGTGCTAGTTGGTGGATATGTGGTGATAGTTCCTTTAACATCTATGATAAGGATGGTAATGCATTAGGTGGGGGATTCTCACCAGACGATGATGGAAACTTAGTTGCTGGTACTAATGCTGGTGCTAACCTTGATGGTACTAGTGCATGTTTTAATGTTTTAATAGGTCAATGTGCAGGTAGATGTATTACTTCTGGTGATACTAATATTACGATTGGTAAGTGTGCTGGTCATTGTATATCGACGGGAGATAGAAACATTGCCATAGGTATGAGGGCAATAGGAGGAGGTACTGCAACTGGTTCTGGTAATATTGCAATCGGATGTCAAGCTGGTTATTGTTTAACAAGTGGAAATTATAATGTATTCTTTGGACAGTATGCTGGTAGTAGAGTGACTAACAGTAAGCATAGTGTTTTCATTGGCCATAGAGCAGGAATGTATTCTACTATCAATGCTAGTTGTAATGTCTTCATAGGATGGGAGGCAGGTAAGAAAAATACTACTGGATGTTATAACCTTTACTTTGGTGCACAGGCAGGATGCACTGATCAAACTGGTTACCGTAACATCTATCTTGGTCAACATGCAGGTAGAATACAGGCAAGTGGAAGACATGATAATGTTTTCTTAGGTACTGGTGCTGGTAGATATAGTACTGATACTAATCATGGTATTTTCATTGGATGTTATGCAGGTCTTAGGGCTTCTGGTGGTGATGAAAATGTCCTCATAGGTACAAATGCAGGACGTGGATATAGTGCTACTATATGTAATACTGCTGATTACAATGTTATCATAGGTTATGATGCAGGTTGCTGTAAGAGTACTGGTAATAGTAATGTTTTGCTTGGATGTAAAGTTGGAGCAGGAGCAAGTACCGTATCTAGTTCTATAGCAATTGGTGAATGTGCATTATATAATCATACTGGTAATAGTATAATTGCCATTGGAATTAAAGCTCATTCTTCTTCAGTTACTGGTGGATGGGGTACAGTTGCAATAGGAATGTGTGCTGGATTATGTAATACAACAGGTCAACTTAACACCTATGTTGGTAAAGATGCTGGTAAGTTAGCTACGGGTGGAACATATAATGCTTACTTTGGACAGAGTGCAGGATTGTGTGCGACTGGTAATCATAATACTATGCTCGGTGCCTGTGCAGGAAGATGTTTTAGAGCAGGTGGTAGTAATATATTTGTAGGACACTATGCTGGAAAGGATCAAATTTGTGGTGGTGATCGTAACACTTATATTGGAAAAAATGCAGCATGGAATTCTTGTTGTGGAGATAGTAATATTGCGATTGGTGGTTATGCAATCCAACGTGATGCCTGTGGTGATCAGCAGTTAGTAATTGCTAGTTGTTGCTATAATGCAGTTGAATCAGCACGGTGTGTTCATTATTTGGTTGGTTGTAAGAGTAGTACTGGATGTACTCATGTAGGTATTGGAACCACTAATCCTGATGATGTTGTCGGAGTGGGACTCACATCCAAGTTAAGTGTTGGTATTGTATCTGCTTACATGCTTTATGGTGATGGTTCTAACTTAACTAATGTTTCTGGTGGTGGATTTGAACCAGACGCACAAGAGAACTTATATGCAGGAACAGGTGCTGGTGCATCTTCTGATGCTGATACTTGTTTTAATATTGGTATAGGTAAAAATGCTTTATATTCACTAGATGCATCAGGATCATATGATGGTGAGAAAAATATAGCGATTGGTTGTGGGGCTGGATGTAAATCTACAGGTGGTAAAGAGCATGTTTATATTGGAGCTTTAGCAGGTTCGGCACAAGTAGCTGGATATAATAATGTCTTTATTGGAAAGTATGCTGGAGGTGATCCATCATGTACTCTTAACAGTGAGTTTAATATTGGAATTGGATACGGAGCTTTAAAAGGTAATACTGGTCATTGTAATATTGCAATGGGTTATGAGTCCACCACATTAGGTAGTGGATCTCATAACTTCACCGTTGGTAGAATGGGTGGAGTTAATGTACAGAGTGATAATAATGTCTTTATTGGAGAATGTTCTTCCAGATATACTATTACTGGTAATGGTAATAACATTGCAATCGGTAAGAGAACAATGCATTGTGCAGGTGCTACTGCTCACAATGTAATATTAGGTAACCATGCAGGTAAGAGAATTACAACTGGATGTTGTAATATATTCATGGGATACTATGCTGGTACTGGTAGTACTGGTGATGTCACTGGTAATGATAATATTGCACTTGGACAAAATGCAGGTTTCGATTTAACTTCTGGTGGTTGGAATATATTCATTGGATGTGGTTCTGGTAAAGACAACACAACAGGTTGTCACGGTATATACATTGGACGTAATGCAGGTGCTAATAATGTCGATGGAAATTACCCAATCATTATTGGTACTGGAGCAGCTACTACAGGAATAGCAATATGTGACAACATTATTATAGGTAGAGAAGCAGTTAATGCTGGATCCATAACAGGTAAGTACAATACCATTGTTGGTATGCAAGCAGGTTGTGATGTAACTTCTGGTCAATACAATACATTATTAGGTCATTGTGCAGGAACTAATCTTACTAGTGGTCATGATAATGTGATGGTTGGTCGTGGTGCTGGTCAAGCTGGGGCTACAACAGGTAATGAAAACGTTTTTATCGGCAAATATGCTGGAAATAATGGTACTTCTGGTCAGTACAATGTATTCTTTGGTAAGAATGCTGGTTGTTCAAATAGTAGTGGTCATTGTAATATTGCGATTGGATGTAATGCTGGTAAGGGTATTACGACTGCAACAGAAAATATTTCCATAGGTGGTCTTGGTTTACAGAATGCTGCTGGTAATATGAATGTGCAGATTGGTAGATATGGTCAATATTATATGTGTGGTGCATGTAATATCTCACTTGGTCAGAATACCATGCAGGGTACTACTACTGCTGCAGATAATACTGGGCACAGTAATCTTGCACTGGGTCATAGTGCAATGTTCTATGAAAAGGATGGTGATTATAATATTGCATTGGGTGTTAATGCATTATATGGTTCTGGTGGTGGTATAACTGGACATGCTAATATTGCAATAGGTCAGAATGCTGGACAGGTTCATATTACTGGTGGTAATAATATCTACATGGGTACTAGTGCAGGAAGTGCGGATACAGAAGGTCAAGCAAATATCTTTATTGGTTGTAATGTAGGAACTGCTTATGTTAACGGTAGTAGCAATGTTTTTGTTGCTGACAATAGTGTTGGATGTTTAGGTAAGTCTGGTGCTGCATCTATAGGTGCAATTGCTATAGGAACACAGGTAGGTGTTAAAAATACTAGTGCTGGTTGTTTTATCCTTATTGGTAATCAGGCTGCATATGCTGCAACAAGTCAGGCAAATAGTATTGTTATGGGATTCTGTACTGCTTATGGTGTAGCTAGTTGCAGTGGTGGTAAAGAAAATATTTTGATGGGTACTGACACTGCGAAGTGTCTTCAGACTGGATGTTATAATGTGATGCTTGGTTGTGGAGTATCAAAAAATGTAACCACTGGATGTTATAACAGTGTTTATGGATATAAGGCGAATGCTACTGGTGTTCTTACTGGTAACTCTAATGTATTCATGGGTTATTATGCTGGTGATGATGTTACTAGTGGTAATCAGAATGTCTTCCTTGGAAAGGATGCAGGTAGATGTGCGACGACTGGTAGTAATAATATTGCATTAGGTACTGATGCACTTGGTGATGCTACCATGACAGGAGATTATAATATTGCACTTGGATATGCAGCTGCTGAAAAAGTAACTTCTGGTGTTAGTAATATTATTCTGGGTAATGGTGCAGGTAAGTCATTAACAGATGGTAATAAGAATATTATCATGGGTATTAATGCTGGTGATGCTGGAACTGGACTTACTGAAAATGTTATAATAGGAAGTTATGCTGGAAGTAGACTTTCTTCAGGTAATAAGAATGTGTTTATAGATGATGCTGCAGGTAGATGTCGTGATAGTGGTAATAATAATGTTGCTATTGGACCTGATGCATTAAGAGGAGCGAACACAGCTGCTGCTAATACTGGTAGTTTTAATGTTGCAGTTGGAAGTGGATCAGGGATAGTTGTTACTTCTGGTCAATATAATATATTCTTCGGTAAGTATGCAGGATGTGTTATTAGTAGTGGTAGTCATAATATTGTTATGGGTTGTAATGCACTTAGTTGTGCTACTACTGGTGGTGGAAGAGTTGCCATAGGTCAGCAAGCTGCAGAAAAAGCATGTGGTACTAATTCCGTCTTTATAGGAACAGAGGCTGCTAAGAATGTTCAGTGTGGTGAAGACAGTGTTTATATTGGTAGAAAGGCAGGTACTCAAGGTGGAACTCTTGCTGATAACACAGGAAAAGAGAATATTATGATCGGTTACTGTGCAGGTACCTGTGGTACTTCTGGTTCTGGTAACCTTTCAATTGGTGTTAATGCTGGCCAGCAAGTAACAACTGGTAATTGTAATACTGCACTTGGATATGGTGCTGGTGCTGCTGTTATGACTGGTACTGGTGGTGCATTCATTGGTATGAATGCAGGTAAATGCATGTGTAGTGGTAATAATAATATTGCTATTGGTAGAGAGGCATTAAGAGGTAGTACTACTCTTGCTGATAACACAGGAAATACTAATACTGTGATAGGTCATAATGCTGGATATAAGATCAGCACTGGTAGTTGTAATGCATTCTTAGGATGTGGTGCAGGAATGTACACCACGACTGGTAATTTCAATACCTTTATGGGTAATTGTGCTGGTTGCTGTAACACGACAGGAACTGGTAATGTCGTTCTTGGTACTGGTGTAGTTAGAGGTGGCCCTGCTGCATCCGCATCAGATACTGGTGATAATCAATTTGCAATTGGTCGTGGAACTGATCGTTGGATTACTGGTGATAGTTCCTTTAACATCTATGATAAGGATGGTAACCAACTCAACGGTGGTGGTGCTGGATTCTCACCAGACTCAGAAGAGAACTTATATGCAGGTACTAATGCTGGTGCTGCTTCTGATGCTGATACTGAATATAACGTTGCCATAGGATATGGAGCAGGAAAGTCATTAAATTCAGGTGATGCCAACGTTTTCATTGGATATTATGCAGGTAAAAGTGGCACTGGTGCATATAATAGTGTCATGATTGGTTGTGGTGCGGGTCAAAATCAGGGTTCAGGTGGGTATAATGTATTCTTAGGAATGAATACTGGTATGATGGGTACGGGTGGAAATTATAACTTCTTTGGTGGATATAATGCTGGTAAATGTAATGGTTCCTGCCAATGTAATATCAAGATTGGATATTATACTGGTGAAAAGGGATGTAATAGGGATGTTATTCAACTAGGTGCTGAAGCAGGAAGATGTGGAACAACTAATGACTATACGATTTTGATGGGTAAACAAGCAGGTAAGTGTCTGAAAACTGGT